GTCGGGGTCTTCTCCGTGAACAGCACGGGATAACCAAGCAAAGTCCCAGGTGCGGGGCCTGCGGCACTTGCCCCACCGAAGTGAGGATGCCAGATGTAGTTATTCCCGGGGTCAACCATCGTGAACAGTTCGGGCATTACGGACTGTGACATAACCCACACGCCACCCTTGACGGGCAGGAAGTGTGAGAGCATGTTCACGGCATCGACATAGCCGAAGTTGTTGGCTGCAACGCGCACTTGAGTAAACGTGCCTGCCGCCCCAACGACACCGAGAGGTTGTCCAACTCCGTTACCCTGGAGGTAGGCATAGTCCTCTTTCCATTCGATAGCATCACCGAACAACGCAGCGATTACAGAAGCGATGGTCGGATTGCTGTCTTCCATTAGTTCGTCAGAGGTGCGCGTGTAACCGCACAGCTTGTGAAGAACCAACTCAATCTTATCGAAGGTTATGTCTTCTTCGGTCTTTGAGCCAGCTTCCTCGATCCAGTACGTCAACACCCCGCCGTAAAAGTTTGACTTTCCGGCGACGGCATGAACGCCGTGGTCGATTGCAGGCATGGACAAGGAACGTCCAGCCATCGGAAGAACGCGAGCGCGCGGGCGCACGATATTTGCTTGCCCGTCGTACTTTAGAAGCTCTTGAAGATACTCAGGCGGAACTAATGCCCCACCAGTAGCCATGGCGCCTTCTGCCATGTCTTTCTTCGCAAACTTAAGTCGCGGGTCTGTATAGCGGCCCTTTGCCGACACAGCAACAGCTCGGACGAACTCGCCAAAGTGATTCCAGTCTGCCACTTTCTTCTTTGCGGCTTCCTTCAGCCCATCGGCCTCTTCCTTGCTCACTGCGCCTTCCCAGCCAGTCTCTTTTGAGTCGCCCTCGCGCTCAATGGGGATTGTTGCGCCCAAGTCGTATACTTCCATCAACTTCTCGGCGCGGTCAATCGTTTCCTTGGCTGACATCTGCAAGGCTACCGCTTGAGCAGAAAGCTCGTCGCTGACCTCTTCGGCGCTGAGGATTTTAGCCGCCTCGTCTAACTTCTTGCGCGCCTCTTCGCGCAATGTTTTTATTCGATCACTCATTTTCCTTACTCCTAAAGACTAAATCGAATATCGTCTCGACACCATCTTGCTTTAGTCTTGCGGCCTCACATGAGGTGAGTGTCGTTGACGGCTCGGCCTCATCTTGTAGGTGCTCAACTGATGGTTCAACCAACAGGTCATCTTCAACCTGCTTGTCTACTTCTTTAACGTTCGTTGTTATGGTCGCCTGGTTTGCGCCCCACGTAACAGGGCTGTACTCCCACAAGCGAACCTCTTTGATGCGCCTGAACGATTCGTCATCTGCGCTCTTGTCGAAATCGGCTTCGAGCGTGTCAAAACCAATGCTCCACTCGCTCATTGCTCCAGCTTTGTATAGCGCAAAGTCCTCTCTAGCACGCTGTACATCGAGGATGAACTGCGTCTGCGCGAACAGCCCGCCCGTAGCTTCTGGATACTGCTTGAGTAATTCGGCAGGTAGTTGGTCGCGCCCATGTTCTACCAGCGACAGCGGCTTACCAACAACCTCGTCCCATCTGTGTTGGTGTAACACACGTATCTTGTTAGCGCCCGCGGGACCACGTTCCTGAATTGTCTTTGTGAACGCTCCCATCTCTATCATGTCCGGCGGTATGTCCTCGTCTACAATGCCCATGACAGACACATACGCGTCAACAATACCCGTGTCCTCGTCGGCTTTCATAACGTAGCCTGGGAATATCTTGGTTTCTTTCATCTAATTTCTCCTTGCTGGGCGAATTGGTCGCTCACTAAACAGTATTCTCCATCTGGCGCTGTAAACGGATCGCGTTATCGTAACGACGAACGAGACAAAGCTCCCAAGCCCGCTAGCAATAAAGCCGCCGTGAATACCTAGCCCGTTAGTTAACATTATTTCTTGTCGCGCCTTACCGGAACGTCGGTTGGTATACTATATTTACCGCCGTCCCTGGTGTAAAGCTGCTGGCTGCTTATGACGGTTTTAGAATCGTCATCATATAACACCAGGATCCCACTGTCCGTTATCTCTTGCTTGTTTGTTCTCCATTTGTATTTGAGGTCTAGTTTCTCTCGGTCATCTTGTGTAAATGTTCCGCCCGTGTCCACTGATATAACCTCTGACCCTGGCGGTTCATAGTCCAGGTAGGCATCCTCTGGTGACAACGCATGGTCAACGCAGTCTGGCCCTTTTCCTACAACGTCACCGTTTTCGTCAGCATAAAGCTGTTCGCCCGTCACGTATGTGTCCCCACTCACAACCACCTTGCAGTTCTTGAAGATGGCGTAGCGAGGTGTTCGCAATGTTCCCGATACGTTCTTCGGGATGTTGCCGCCGCCTTGCGTGAACATAAAATACTTCCGCAACTCCTCGTCTGTTCTGCGTAGATTGCGAACCTCTGCATAGACATCATCTAGCGGATGATACTCAGTGACCCCTGCCAGAAGATAGACTCTCCTTGCGGCTGGGTCAATGTAATCAATGACCGGCACAGCAACACTCATCAATAACCTCAGGCATTGTTATCGGCAGGTGGCGCGCATGTCACTGGCACAACAGCGTCGCGTGTGATGGTGAAGTATGTGATTGCCTGAGCAGCGCCCCCGTCGCCCTCAACGATTACAACGCAATCTTTATCCTCTCCAGAGCTTAGACCATTCTCGCTGTTCGTGTCGTAAGCATAGGCGAATGAAACCTTGCCACCTACCTCGTCTGTAGAAACATTGCCCTTCACGGGGTTGGAGCCATCGTCAGTCACCGTGAACGCATTGGTTGTGTCGAATAAGCCCGTACCTTCGTTGTAGAACACATGGTAGAAGGCATCGGTGTCTGCGATAGCAGGAGCGCCTACTGTAATCTGAACATCTGGGAAGTATGGGTATGTCTTCTCGTCTCCAGCGTCGTCAGTCATAATGACGTTCTGCTTTTCGGCAGTTGACAGCCCCTCGATGAATAAGCCCTTGCCCCCTATAGATGCGGTTACAACCTTACCCGCGGCATTCCTTGAATACCACACGCGGCCCTTATTACCTATGTATACGCCAGTTCCATCGTCAATGTCGGTATCTTGCAGCGTCAGGGCATCGAGAAATGCGGCGCACTCCTGTACTGTCCCGCCGCCTGTGTTAGCTAACACCCACGTAAAGTCACCATCAGACTCATTGAAGCCTGTCTCACTCTGCGGAGTTCCAAGCTCTTCCAGACTCATTCCTGTCCACGGCGCTATCTGTGAGCCGCCGAACACATCAGCAATGTCGTATGTGTTGGCCGGATTGATAGATTCCCCAACACCGTAACCAGCAGAGAACCCAGAGAACTCAGCGATACCCGTCAATACAGAGGTCGTTTCGCCAGGGTTATATGCCCATGAGCGAACACGAGCTACCAGTATTCGGGTTGTGTAGTCAAAGTCTCCGGCGCTTGCATCGTATGTTGAGTCGCCATAGACCTGTACGGCCTCGTTGATGTCGCCCAGCCGAACGAAGTCAGCCCATGTAGCAGCTTGAAGCGTTGTTTCGTCAGTTGCCGTAACAAGCGCCCAATAAGGAACCGTTGCGGCTTGGATATCAATAAGCGATAGAACGCCATGATAGATGCGGTCTATGTCTGTTTGCCCGTCGCCCTGGTTGGCATACTCAATCCACCCTGAGCCGCGGACTTTATCTCTGTCCTGAGAGCCATCCCCAAGAACAGTGTCGTCCAGCTTTACGCCATTCACAAAGTTGAACGCACCAGCAAAGCGATAGATACCCTGACTGCCACGCTCATATTTTCTGAGCGTCTCATCAGAACCACGTTGCTCGTTCTCGAAGTTATATAAACCTCTAAGCGTAATCCCATCAAAGTTTGTTAGCTGGTTTGGGTCATCTCCGCCGCCACCGCGTGAAGTGTGGTCAAACGACGCTAACTCGTCTACTCCAATAAGCTCAATGATGTTGTTGTCTTTATCAAAGTAAACATTCCCGTCCGGTGTACCCGAACGTCCCTGTGTTGACTGCACAAGGTAGTCATCAAAGTTGGTATGGTCAATAAGCACTCCCATCATTCACTCCTTATTCGTTTTCGTCTGACTGCAACACTACATTCAGGTCGCTGTCGTTTGTTGGCATGGTATATTCCTGCGTGTATTCTACATACCCATCTTTCATAATCTGAATTAGAATAACATTTCCCCCATCACCAGCATATCCATAGGTTGACGTGGGGCACGACTCAACTCCGGCAAGCTCCGTTCCGTATTCTGGCGGTGTCGTGTCAAGGTCGTATATCCTTACCTCTGCCCCAACAAGCGTCACATTGGCAATAATGGTTATATTGACTGTTGCGTTGACCTGCGTGGTGGCCCCTGACCCATTCCGAACAGTGGGCGAGTCTCCATTGCCCGATATGTCTAGCGTAACCAGCCCACCGCTGTTGTTGTATACCTCGGCATCGGTTGTGTCGTCGGCCCCGTACCCAGAATACACAATACCCGAAAGTGTCCTGGTTCCGGTTGCGCTCACATAGATTGCATGTCCAGCGCCCGACGATATGAACGATACATCACTCAGGTTGGTTGTAACTGTCGGTAAAAGAAGCGCACCCTCTACTCCCGCATAGCCCGAGATCGTGTTGTCTTGGAACGTGGCTGTGGCTGGATCTATCTGCCCGCAGCTATCGAATACACAGTTGGTTATCGACTGTCCCGCTTTGAAATAGGCAGCATCGGCAAATCCAATAGAGCAGCCTATCATTGTCAGCGCATTCAGGCTCGCATCGCTAGCATCAAGTGTGAATGTCTGGTTGTATGCCTTGAGCGCAAATCCGCCCAGGCTGACGTTACACCCGCTTCCTTGAAACAACATCTTATACAGTGTTGAGGAAACATTCACATCAGCGAACGTGGCGGCTGACTTATCCTCTTTGTAGTAGGTTGTTGTTGCGCCGTTCCCTATATTCACCGCGCCGAATAGCGCGATCTCGCCAGTTACCGGATTCTCTTCTACAATGCCGTACCCGTTCGCTTTGTCCTCAAGCGCAATATCCTTCAATGAGATATAGTTACCCGATGTGAACGCCGTTCCCCCTGTTGCGGTGACACCTGCTCCGTAGCGGGCATAGTCAATCCATGTGTTTGTAAGGTTCTTTGGTGAAGAGACGGTTACAATCTCCAGCCCTATCTCTTCAACATCTGACTTATTGAACGAACCGGAATCGGGCGAACTATCCATATCAACAACGATGTTTAGCCATCCACCAAAGTAAGTGTCGCTACCCGCAATCAACCAATATGCCGTATTCGATGAACCGTCTTTGGCGTAGAACCTCAACCCACCATTCGCCTTGATGTCCATATTCGGGAATGTGATTGATGCATACCAGATGCGGCTGGTCTTGCCCGTCATATTCACTGACGTAAAGGAAACGCCAGACACCTTG